AAGGCCGGTCGTGACCTCACATTCGGGGTTCATGACTCACGGCGTCGGAGGGGGACGACCATGACCTATGCGTCAGCAGGCCCGACGATCGAGGCCTTTCACCGTTCAAGGGCTGCGGCCCGCGCTCTGGTCGGGCCGATCTTCGGCGGCCGAAAGACCGGCGCCTATGTCGAGATCCTCGGGCGCGTCGACGCCCATAAAGCGCAGCGCAGCTGGCGTTGGGCCATCGTCGCGCCGAGCTTCGACGACATCGAGGCCAGCATTCTTTCGGGTTGGCACAAGATCGTGCCGGCAGCCCAAGGGAAATTTCGCAGCGAGGGTGTCCCGCAGCATTACCTTCCGATGAGGGACTACGACGGCATTCAGCGCGGGGAGCTCGACGTCCGGTTCTATGGTCTCGATCGACCAGACCACCGCCGTAAATTCGCCAGCTTGGAAGTGACCGGCGTGCTGCTCGTCAATGCCCGTGAGCTCGACGAGCAGGTGTTCGATGACGGGCTCGACATGACCGGCACCTATCCCTCCGGTCTCGAGGGTGGCCCGCTGTGGTCGGGGCTGGTCGCCTGCTCGCGTATGCCGCATCCGGGGCACTGGCTGCTGCGCCGGCCCGAGGATCCGGGCGACCTGGTGCTGTTCAAGCAGCCCGGTGGTCGCAGTCCGGCGGCGGAAAACTTGGCGAACCTGCCTGCGGGCTTCTACGACAAGCAAGCGGCTCGGTACAAATCACCAGACCGCGTGCGCAGCGACATCGATGCCGAACCGCGCACCAGTGCGGCCGAGACCGCGCAAGAGGCGACCCGAGCTCGGGTGCGGGAGAGTTTCGAAGAGTTCGTCAGATTGGCGATGCCCGATCTCTATCCGGCCCGCCACCACCGCCTGCTGATGGAGAAACTGGCGAAAGTCGAGCGCGGCGAAATCAGCCGGCTGATGCTCTTTCTTCCGCCAGGCGCTGCCAAAAGCTCTTACGGCACCATGTTGTTCCCCGCCTGGTACATGGGACGACACCCGACGGCCCCGATCATCTGCGCTTCGCATACGCGCGAGCTCGCCGAGAGATTTGGCAGGCGCGTGCGAAATCTGGTCGCCGCACCGTTCTACCGCGATTGTTTCGGTGTCGGCCTCTCCCCCGATTCGGGCGCTGCCGGACGCTGGTCGAACGATCGCGGCGGCGAGTATTTCGCGGTCGGCGTGGACGGGAGTGTGACCGGTCGGCGCGCTGCGCTGGCGATCATCGATGATCCGGTTCGAGGTCGCGCCGAGGCCGATAGCCCGACCAGCCGGCAGCATGTCTGGGACTGGTTTCAAGCCGATCTGCGGACGCGCTTGCTGCCCAACGCTGCCGTCATCGTGATCATGACCCGGTGGCACGATGACGACTTGGCTGGGCGCCTGCTCGAAGAGGCCAAGGCGGGCGGCGAACAATGGGAGGTGGTGTCGCTCCCGGCGATCGCGGTCGCCGGCGAGCCCGACCCGCTCGGACGCCAGCCCGGCGAGCGGTTGTGGCCGGAATGGTTCACCCAAGAGCAGATGGAGACCGCCCAACGCGATCTCCGAAACTGGTCGGCGCTCTACCAGCAGCGACCGATGCCGGAGAGCGGCGATTTCTTCAAGGTGGACTGGTTCAATTGGTACGACGAGGCACCGCCGCGAGACCGATTGCGGATCTATGGCGCCAGCGACTTTGCGGTCACGAAGGACGGCGGTGACTATACCTGCCACTTGGTTGCAGGGGTCGACGTGCGGGATGATCTCTACTTGTTGGATTGCTGGCATCAGCAAACCTCTTCCGACGTCTGGTGCGAGACCCAGCTCGACCTGATCGAGCGGTATCACCCCCTCGAGTGGGCCCATGAGGCCGGTCAGCTCGACAAGGGGATCGGGCCCTTTCTCGAAAAGCGGCAGCGCGAGCGCGGGCTATGGGTGTTCCGTCGGCGCCTCGCGACCGTCGGCGATAAATCGGTCCGGGCGCAATCGATCCGTGCGCGCTGTGCCCAGGGAAAGGTCTTTTTGCCGCGGCGGGCGCCGTGGGCGCCCGGATTTGTCGACGAGCTGCTGCGCTTTCCGGCCGGTCGGCACGACGACATGGTCGACAGCTTCGGCTTGTTGGGGCAGCTGTTGCCAAGGATGGCCGCAGGACCGCAGCCGCGCCAACCCAAGCCCGGAGGGCTGCCGCAGCTCGGTGTGGAGCTCGATGATCCCTACGAACACCTATCCCTTCCGCTCCCCGGCGAGAAGCGTCGGGACGCCCCGGTGATCAATCTGTGGGACACAGCGCCCGGCGGCCGACTGTACCCCTATGGTGGAAGGGGCGGACGCATCTGATGGGCGCGATCGTCGACGATTTCCGCGGCATCCGGCTCGAGCGGTTGGGCAACCGGATAACCGAGCTGATCGGGCGCTGCGGCGATCTTGTACCCGAGCCCGGCGAGATCTCCGCTCTCGACCAGTGCCTGATCGACGAGGGTTACGGCTTCGATGAGCTCGCCGAAGCCTATTGCCGGCGCGGCTTTGAGCACATGTTGAAGTCTGAAGCCTTTGCGGCGATCGGACAAGAAGAGCTCGCCGCCGAATACCGCGAACGCGCCGACGCCTGTGTCTACATTGCCGACGCGCATGCGGAACGCGCCTGCCTCGCCGCCGAACGAGGCTCTTCGTCGACGGCGAGGCCGATTCGCCGCTGCACGACCGCAGGCCCGCGACAGGGGCCGTTAGGGGGGTAGCATGGCGGAGGCGCTGCAGCGTCGTCTGGTGCCGATCGACGAGATCAAGCGCGGTCTCGTCGCCCAGATTGAAGAGCTCTGTCGCGACATCCTTCCGAACGGCGTGCGCGGCGGCAATGAGTGGCGGATCGGATCGCCCGCCGGCGAGCCGGGCCGCTCGATGGCAGTCCGCCTGTCTGGGAAGAAGGCCGGGCTCGCCTGTGATTTCGCGAGTGGCGAGGCGGGCGACGTGCTGTGGTTGGTCTCCGCTGTCAAATGCGGCGGCGACATCAAGGCGGCCGTACCCTGGGCGGTGGCCTGGCTCGGTCTTGACGGTGGTGCCCCGGAACGCTTCGCCAAGACCCGTGAGGCCGTCAACCTCCAGCAAACCGATCTGGCGCCGGCGCCCGATCTGCGCGCCGCGGGGGTGCGCCGCTGGCGCGAAGCGCAGACGATCCTCCGCGGCACGCCGGTCGAGGCCTATCTGCGCGGTCGGGGGATCGATTTCGAGCGTTTAGGGCGACAACCGCATTTCCTCCGCTTCCACCCGAGGCTGTGGAACGTGGAGTCGCGCCGTCATTGGCCTGCGATGCTCGGCGCCGTCGTTGATGCGACGGCCGTCATCTGTCGACCCATCGAACCTGGCTCGAAGTGCGCCGCGACGGAATAGTGGTCAAGGCGCCGCTCGAGGAGCCGAAGCTATCGCTCGGCAGCCCGAAGGGCGGTTGCATCCCGGTGTGGCCGGGCGAAGGCGACGCCTGGCCACGTGTCAAGGCGGCCGAAGTCATACTGCTCGGCGAGGGCATCGAGGACGCGCTCTCCTGCCCGATGATCCGGCCGGATTTCCGCAGCGCGGCCGCGGTCTCGGTCGGCAACATGGCCTATCTCGAGCTGCCCGCCGGGGTCACCGGCATCGCGATTTGCGCCCAGAACGATCCCGTGTTCAACGACAAGACCCAGAAGGTTCACGAGGTCTGGGGGGCGGTCGACGCCGCGCGCCGAAACTTCGCGCGCCAGAAGAGAGACGTGTGGGTGCGCACGCCGCCGGAAGGGAAGGACTGGAACGAGTTCGTGCAGCTGGTGATCGCGCGAGGGGGGGCTCGACATGACCGGCATGAATGACGGCGACGATCCCAAAAAGGGCGGCAAGGGGATTGAAGACATCTTCAGCGGTCTCAAGCACATTTTCGGAGGCGAGGATAAGCCCCCGCTGCCGCCGCCGCCCGGTGCGCCTCCCAAGCCGGATGCGATCGAGAGTGGCTTACCCCCCGATTGCCCCGTTACCCCACTCGGTCGTCAAGGCCGGATTTACTATTATCTGAATTCCATGGAGCAATTAGAAGAATTGCCGGCCGAAAAGCACAACAGACACACGATCCTTGGTTTGTTTGGTGGCAATGTGGGCTGGCTCAAAAATAAATTTCCGGTCTACAGCAGAGAACTCGACGGGGAGGGCAAACATCCGGTTGTCAGCTGGCGCGTCGACGCTGTCGAGGCCGAGCTGATGAGGGAGTGCACCCGCAAGGGTGTGTGGAATTCGTGGAGTCGAGTGCGCGGTCCGGGGGCCTGGCCGGATGGCAAGGGCGGCCTGATCCTGCATCTTGGGGATTGCGTGCTGATGAATGGTGAGGAGCAGGTTCTAGGCTTGATCGACGGCTATCTCTACCAGCGCGACATCCCTCGGCCTCGTCCGGCAAAACAGCACGCTCGAGGTGGTCCGAACGGACCCGGCATGCAGGTGTTGAACATATTCGAAAGTTGGAATTGGCGGCGCCCCGAAACCGATCCAACTTTGATGCTCGGTAATTGGGGCGCCGGCTTTGTCGGTGGCGCTTTGCCGTGGCGCCCGGTGACATGGCCGACTGGTCCGACTACCGCGGGCAAGTCGACGCTCTTCGACCGGGTGATCGAGCCGCTCTACGGCACAGACGGCGTTGTACATGTCTCTGACCCGACCGAGGCCGGAGTTCGGCAATTGTTGCGATACACAACTTTGCCCGCTCTCGTCGACGAGCTCGAGAATGACGCCGATCCTCGTAAGAAGCAGACTGTAGCTCTTGCACGCCTTGCGGCCTCGGGTGGCCGCACGGCTCGCGGTAGTGCCGCCCATACACCTCACGATTTCGAGTTGCGGTCGTGTTTCACGTTCGCCGGTGTGACTATGCCGCCTCTGATGCCACAGGATCGTAATCGCATCGCCGTGCTTGATTTGCAGGTCTTCCCAAGAGGAGCTCAGCTGCCGGACTTGAAAGCGGAGCGGATGCGGTCGTTGGGCAGTCAGTTGCGTCGCCGGATGATCGACCAGTGGCCGCGTTTCTCTGCCGTGCACGAGCTCTTCCGAGGGGCGATGCTGCAGGCTGGGCATGATGCCCGCGGGGCCGATGTTTACGGTACCCTTCTCGCCTGTGCCGATCTGCTGCTGCATGACGATCATCCGACCAGCGATGATCTGGTGATCTGGGCCGAACGGCTATCGCCATCGCGTCTTACCGCCGATCACGACGACACTGCCGATTGGGTGAATTGTTACAATCATTTGATGGGCAGCCTCGTCGACCCACGTCGCACCGGTGAGAGGCGGACCATCGGCCAACTGATTGAAGACGAACTGAAGCGGCATGTGAAGCAGCATGTTCCTTCCTCCGGAAACCAAGGCAAGCCCGTCCCCCTCTCTAACCCGTTGCTCGACACCTGCGGCGTAAAGCTGATCATCGAAAGCGGCGCGCCGTTCCTAGTTGTTGCGAACACCCATCCCGGGCTGCTGGCGATTTACAAGGAGACGCCCTGGGCCGGATTGGCGGGCGCGGCTGTGCAGCCGTGGACGACCTCTCTGCGACGTGCACCGCATGCCGAGGCGCAAGAGGCGCTGCGTTTCGCGGGAGCTCATGTGCGCGGCACAAAGTTGCCGTTCGGTTGAGGAATTGTGGTATTGATTAACTTGGGGTTATCTGGTTTAGTGTCTAGAACGGTCGTTATCACAAATGTTGCTATCTAACGTCTTGACGGATTTGATGCTTTAGTTTTCCGTGGGTGGCCCGGGCGTGCCACCACGGGCAGTTGAGCGTGCCACAAGTTTCCTATTTCTTTCAGCGTGTTATGGGGTAGTGCCATGCTGGCACGCTGTTTGGCGAGGATCTCTACACATGCGCGCTACGCATGCGCGCGCGATCAGGAGGATCGAAAACAGGTGTGCCACCGTGCCACTATGTATTAAGTATTAGAGGTGATTGAGGAATTTCCTGGCACGCGGGTGGCACACTGGTGGCACGGGCGTGCCACCCACGCAAAAGTAGAGTGATTATTATTCAGATGGTTATATCTAAGGAATTGTGGTAACGACCGTTCTAGACACTAAACTCGATAACTAGCGGTTAAGCAGTAGATGGTGCATACATCCAGGAGGAGGGGATGCCAACTAAGCCCATCAATTCCAAGGCGGATCGGGAATTCGAGCGGGCGGTGCGGGAGGCAGGAGAGGGCGTCGAGGTCGAGCCGGAGCCGGATCTCGGGGATCTGTTGGGTCTGCCGCCGCCGACACGGATACGTGCTCCGGATAGCCGGATGCGCGCGCCGCGGCGGCTGCGGCGCAGCACCAGCGTCTCGGTCGAGTACCTGCTACAGAGATACGGCAACCCGATCGAGGGCCTATTGCAGATGGCCTCGATCCCGATCGAAGAGCTCGCCGCGCGGTTGAGCATCTCTCTGCACGATGCCTGGGTCGAACGGCGGCTGCTGCTAGCGATGGCCGCGCCCTACCTGGTCAGCAAGATGCCCTCCGGGCTCGCGGTCGTGCCGATGTCCGGGCTCAACGTCGCGGGCCTCAGCGCGATCTTTGGTGCTCCGGATCCGGCGCCTGGCGAGGATGGCGTCGACGGCAGCTGCGCTCCAGGCATGGCACCGGGAGAGAACGGCTTCGACGATCCGGTTTTCGGCCGGCGGGACCAGGGTGCCGTCATCGAAGCCACCGCCGAGCCGGTCGCGGAGATGTCGAACGAACGGCTTGGCAACGGCCTAGCGACCGATCTGTTCGGTGTCGTGACGGCGCGGGAGGATGCTGAGAAAAAGCCGTAAGGAACTGAGGCGGCGATGGCTCTTGTATGAACGTTTAAACGGTCGGCGAGCAGTTGCTTCTGCTACATCTTGGAGCGGTTGGCGCGCTTCGGCCGACATGCGGATCAATCGCTACAGGTTGACCAGGAGAGGTTCTCGCGACGCTCATAAGGAAATCCCTCTTTTCTTATGAAATTAGATTTTCTGCGCCTTTCGAGATATGCCGAGCTTGAT